CAAAACTAGATGATGAAAAAGAAATAACATTAAGCGAGCAAGCTATCAAACTTGTAAACTATATGGGATTAGATCAGCTACGATATAAATTTTATGTAATCATTGCTGGTGGTGAGTGTCAGCGTTGGACATTAGAAGAAGCTAGAAAGCATTTGAATGCTAGCAATGTAAAAAGAATCAAGGATATCTATCATATCAATGATGATGATCTAAAAATTATTTTAAAAATAAAATAAAAAAATTTTTTATACCCCCCCACCAAAAAATTAAAACCCAAAGAGGGGGATAGCAAACGGAGGGGGCATTCACGACAAAACATATTTTTTACGTGCGCATGAAGAAAATTATGTTTTGTGTACAGGAAGGAGCTTTTTATATGGCAAAAATAGAACGCACTAAAGTGTATAAAGATATAAAAAACAGCCTTATCGAAGAATTGGAAAAACAGGGCAAGACTGCCAAATATTTTATGGACATGGCAGACGATTACATGAAATATTATGTGATCAAAGAGAAACTGCAAGAAGATATTGATAAAAATGGGCCGCGAATTTCATGCCCTTCATCAACAGGAAAAATGGTAGTCAAAGATAACAAGTCATATGGACAGCTGATCAATGTATCTAAAATCATGATCAACATTTTAACAACTTTGGGTATTGATCAGACTGATTTTGAAGAAGATGTAGAAGATGATTATATGTAATGATGCACTCGACTACATGAATGAGATTCGTCTCTTCCCTGAAAAATTCAGTGATGAAATGATACTTCTTGAAAAAAATATCATTAGACCGCTTCTAAAAAGAGATGATCTTGTATTCAATGAAGAAATGTATGAAAACTGCATTAGATTCATTTCTAAAAATTATTATGAGCCTGTACTCTTTGAAAAATTCTATTATGCGATGGTATTTATCTATTTCAAAGAAACAGGTTTGCCATATTTTAGAAGACTTTTTATGATGATGGGCCGTGGGAATGGTAAGGATGGCTTAGCCATGCCACTAATGAATTTTCTGCAAACACCGTTTCATGGCATCAAAAATTATCATATTGATATTGTTGCGAATGGTGAAGATCAGACAAAAGATAGTTTTAGCGTAGTATATGATATGATGCTACAAGACGCTAAAAATGAAAAGCGATTCAAGAGAGCGTTCAATATCACAAAAGAGATCATTCAAAACAAGAAGACAGGTTCAAAACTAAGGTATAACACCGCTAACGCTAAAACAAAGGACGGTAAAAAATCAGGTGCGATACTTTTCAATGAACTGCACCAATATGAAAATTATGATCAGATAGCGGTTTTTGAAACCCAACTTGGGAAGATAGAACATCCTAGAATTTTTGAAATCACAACTAACGGTTTTGTTAGAGATGGCCCGTTAGACGATATGCTGAAAAAAGCAGAACAGATTTTGGAAACAGGAGAAAACACATTAAGAATTCTTCCAATGATTTATAAATTAAAAACCAAGGAAGAAATACATGATTTTTCTACTTGGATCAAGGCAAATCCAATGATTGAATTTAGACCGTCATTGAAACAGGAAATTACGGATGAATATTATGATGCGCTCGACATACCATCAAAAATGAATAATCTTCTGACAAAAAGATTTAATCTTCCCGAAATAAAAGAAGACAACCCGGTTGTTAGATGGGAATATGTAAAAGCTACGAATAAACAAAAAAGAAATATAGATAGACTAATTCAATCAAAAAAATGGGTTGTCGGGATTGATTACGCCAAATTGACAGACGGTGCATCCGTGACATTTATTACAAAAGATAAAGATGATATTGTGATGCTGCAAAGAAATTGGATAAACAGGAAGTCGAGAGACTTCAAAAGAATTAAAGCGCCGTTGAATGATTGGTCAAAAAACGAGTGGTTTACACTGATCGATGATGTAGAAGTATCGCCATATGTTATTACTAGTGCAATTATCGAAATGATGAAAAAAGGAATGAATATCATAGCATATGCGTGCGATTCATTCAGATTTACACTTCTTAGAAAGGCACTTTCCGAAGAATTGCAGATAGATGTGAATGACAAGGAAGTTCTAAAAATGGTTAGACCAAACGACATTTTGAGAGTTGTCCCTGTCATAGAAAGCAGATTTGTGAATGAAAATATCTGGTGTGATGACCTGCCAATTTTCAGATGGGCGGTATCAAATACTAAATGCGTGCCGCATTCAAAGAGCAATTACATCTATGAAAAGATAGAACCAAAATCAAGAAAAAACGATTCTTTTATGAGCTTTGTCAATGCAATGACACTTGAAGAAAAATTGGATGAAGACAACATTGAATTAAATATCGAAGATATCATGCTAACAAGCTTTACATACAGCTAAAAATTTTGTCTTAAAAAACGGAAGGAGGTGAAAGAACATTGAGAGGTTTTAGAAGTTTTTTTAGTGATTTTTTTGAAAGACACAAGACAATGTATCTTAACACCTCAAATTTTGAAACGGAGAAATTCAGGCTTAACTTCATTGAATTAGCTATATCTATAGTTGCGGATGTTGTCGGAAAGACTCTAGCAAGAACTGATTTTCTTTTTCGATACGGCGGCGATATAACCAATTCTGATGAATGGTATCACTGGAATGTACGACCAAACAAAAACGAGACGGCGACACAATTCAAGAAGAAACTTGCTAGAAAGCTCATTATCGATGGAGAATGCTTAATCGTAAAGAATATTCAAGGTGATTATCTAATAGCTGACGAATTTACTAAAACGGAATATGCAAATGTTGATAACGAATTTTCAAATGTGATTGTTGGAGACTACAGTTTCCCGTTTTCATTCAGATCAAGAGATGTAATCTATCTGCAGATTAGCAATTCTAAATTTAATGATCTGCAAAATATGGTTTTTGGAGCTTATGAGTCAATCATAACCCATGCTGCCAAAACATATAAATCTTCATTCCTGAAAAAGATTAAAATTGTAATCGAAAAAACTTTTTCAGGTGATGATAATAACCAAAAAGCCATAGAAGAAAAGCTAAAAACTACATTAAATCCTATTATGGGATTAAGCGATAGCGCAATTACTGAGACAAAAGGTATAAGATTTGAACCTTTTGACGAAATGTCAATGAAATCAACTATTCCAATTGCGGACATCATCAACATTAGAAAAGACGCGTTTGAAATGGTTGCCAATGTTTTTGGTATACCTGTTACATTTTTGACAGGTGATACAACTGATCTTGACACAGCGAAAAATGAGCTTATCAGTGAAGTTATGAATCCAATTTACAGTGATATCAAGAACTCATTAGAGTATGCTCTTTTTGAAAAATCTGAAATCATTGCCGGTGATGGAATCATTGTTAATACGTCAAAAGTTAGAACAGTGGATATATTCAAACAGGCAAGCAATATCGATAAGCTTATCTCTAGCGGCTATATGTCTATAGATGAAGTGAGAGCTAGAACAGATTTATCATATATTGATGAACAGTGGGCTAAAGTTCACTATCTTACAAAGAACTACGCAAGGATTGAGAATATTATGAATGAAGAAAATAAAAGTTTAGAAAATCTTGAAGAAAAAGGAGGTGAAGAATAATGAGCGGCATCAAGACAAATATTTTAATGAAAACTGACGAAAACAGTTATGATATTTACTTCTATGACGAGATCGGCGGTAAATTCGACTGGGATAAATTTGAAGTCGTTAAAACTTCAGACATTCTGAAGGATAGACTTGAAGAAGCTGATGGACGAGACATAAATATTTATGTAAATTCAGTTGGCGGTGAAGTATTTGAAGCGTATAGCATTATCTCAATGCTTCAAAGATATGAAGGGTCAAAAACCTGCTACATCGATGGCATGGCAGCAAGCTGTGCTTCATTGATTCCGGTCATCTGCGATAATGTTTATGTTTATCCATATTCAAATATTATGGTGCATAACATGTGGACATACGCAGTCGGGAATTCTAAAGAATTAAGACGTGTAGCTGATGATCTTGACAAATTCATGCAGTCAAGCATTGATATATATATGACAAAGTTCAAAGACACAGAGGAAAAGCTAAAAGAACTGATTGATGAAGAAACTTGGTTAAATGCAGATGAATGCATCGAGTTTGGTTTTGCAGATGAAAAGATTGACCCAAAAGCGAAAGAAGACCTTGATGGTGAAGCAAAGAACGCTGCAAACATGATGAAAGATAGAAACGATGTCTTCAACAAATACGCTAAATTAAGCGTGATGGCTAAAAGCAAAGATAAAGAAAAAGAAGAAGAAGACATCATCAGCGATTTTTTCAATGAAATCATCAAATTAAAAAAACTATAGAAAAGAGGAAAAAATAAATGATGAATAACGACAAGAATTATTTAGAAATGTTTAAACAGGCTTTAGAATCAGGAGATACTAAAAGCGCTGCTGAAAATTTTGTAAAATACAATGAAGAAGTAAATAACAAAATTCTAGAAATGGCAAAATCAAATGATAGTAAAATCATGGCTAAACGTGGGTTAGTAAGAGAGCTTACTAATGATGAAAACAAATTCTATGATAATCTGATTAAATCAGTGAAAAATGAAGTTACTAATGTTCAGATTGCTTTACCTGTTACAGTTGTCGAAGAAGTATTCACTGACTTAATTCAGGATCATCCGCTTCTCGATAGAATTGATTTTAGAAATCTTACATACTCTACTAGATTCATTGTTTCCAAAGAAAAAGGCATTGCGGTTTTTGGTAATATCACATCCGCAATTGTAAAGGAAATCGAAGCACAATTTGAAAATATGGAACTTACTCAGAAAAAATTAAGTGCATATTTTCTTATTAGCGAAGACATTATCGATTTAGGCCCTGCATGGATTGACTCTTACGTAAGAACTGTATTACAGGAAGCGTTCTTGGGTGGTTTGGAAGAAGCTATTATTGCAGGCGATGGCAACAACAAGCCTGTCGGAATGATGATGGACTTAGATAGTGAAGCGGGCGGAACTTATACAGCTAAAACTCCTGTTGTTTTCACTGACATGGATGATCCAACTACAGGTTATTTAGCACAGATTGCTAAGATGTGTGATATTGAACAGGGTGAAGGCTTCAATGAAAAAACTAAGTCATTCAAGTCTGTTGCATTGATTTGTAATATGACTACATATTTGACTAAGATTTTGCCAGCTTCACAGTATAGAAATCATGTTACAGGCGAATATACTAATGATAATTTCCCATTCGCAACAGATGTACTGATTTCTAACCATGTGCCAACAAACAGAGCAGTGCTTGCGCTACCTGAAAGATATATCTTAGCTGTTGCTCTTGATGGTAAAGGTGTAATTCAGTCAAGTGACGAAGCAAGATTCATTGAAGATCAGCGTGTATATAAAGTCAAAGGATATGCTAATGGACGCATGAAAGATAACAACGATTCGGTTGTATTAGATGTCACAAACTTAAAGCCTTTTGCGGCAAGAGTTAAAGTCGTAGCTGATGAATAATTTTTAGAAAGAGGGTCAAACCTCTTTCTAGAATATATTGAAAGGATCTAATATGAATACTGAAATAAATGAATTAGCTTTGATCTTATTGCCTGATGTTAAAAAATATCTTGATATAACATGGGATGATGAGAATACTGACTTCAAAGTTTTGGAGTATTTGGAAAATGGCATTAGAGAACTAAGGATGATAAATCCAAATGCTGATTTTATTAGGAATGAAGACGGTGCTAGAAGTCTTTTATTCAAAAGGTGCCTCTATGAAAAAAGCGGCAAAGCTAAGGAATTCAAGGATAATTATCGTGAAGATTTAATGAATTTTGCTTTTCTTTATAATGAAAAAGAGGAAGATGAAAATGGATAATGTATTTAATGATGGCTACGTGATCATTTACAAACAGTTTAAAGAAGCACAGGATTTTACAAAGAAATCAGGAGCAAATGCGCTTGAAAAAATTGTTAAATTATCATTCAGACTAGAAACCATCAGAGATAGAGATAATGATTTCATTAATGCTGAGGTTTCAGGTCATAAGCTAGAAAAAAAGATATCAATTCCATTTTTTAAAAGCATGAAGCTTTCATCATGCATAGCCAAAGTATCAGATTATTTTGACAGTGATGAATTTTATGATGTTATCTATTCCGATGCATCATTCAAGAATGATTGCATCTATCTATATCTTGAGAAAGCAGGTATCAAATATGAAGTTGATGCTTAATAATGTAGTTGAAGCGCTAAAAAATGTAACTGATGTTGTAGTATACGGCACGATTATGCCAAAGGACATAGAAAACAATCGTTGGGAGTTTATCGTTGTACAGCGCGCTGATCTGATTAAATCAAATGGAGCATGGTATCAGGAGATAGCGATAAATTATGCTGACGAAGACTATGTTAAAGAAGGAATAGAGTTTGAAATCATTGATGAGATGAAAAAACTCAATCTCATTTATGAAGCTTCGAAAGGTGTATCTTACAACAGTTTCAATAAATCCTCATCACAGGATAAAGTAGAAATGATAACACTGTATTTTAAAATAAAAGTCGGGAGCATATGCTGATGGCTGTCAAATACGAATTAAAAAACGACGATTTGGAGCAGATCAATCAGATGCTTTCAAAAATTGATGGAGACACGGAAAAAATAGTAAATGATTCATTAAAAAGTGGTGCAGATATCATGAGCGAAGCAATCGTAAATCTTATACCTGTCTCAAATGTCAATAAAAAGCACGCCAAGTTTTCTAATCCACTAAATAAAGTTTTTATAAATTTGGGGTTCAGCGTAGCTACAAAAAAGGCTTTTAGCTATCTCTTTTTCCCTGATCAGGGACAAGGAAAAGCAAAAAAGAAAGGCGCTCAAAAGTTTTTTGAAAATGGCGCTCAAAAGTCATACGATGATATCACCCAAAAACTGATTGAAGACATAGAAAAAAATCTTTAAAAAAAGGAGAAAAAAATGAGAAATTTAAACACTGATTTTAATGAATTTAATGTGCGAAGCGCACTTATTCAATTTGATGATGAAGTAAGCGCATCATCTTTTGGATGCGTTGGCAAGATGTCAAGAGAATTCGAAGTCACAAACATTACAAAAAAATGTGAAGGACGTACTGTATTAAAGAAGTCAAAGCCAACTGGAGAAGGAACATTGACACTTAATGTTCATGTTCCTGTTGCGGTAGCTAGAAAAATGAAATCCATGCTAGTAAAAAATAACGTTGCAGCACAGGGGACTGACATTTTCAAGACTTTCAAATATAAATGTATCGTTTCTAACGAAGAAAACGCTGATGAATATCAGCTCTATCCAAACTGCGCACTAAATGGACTTCCTGAAATCGAAATTGACGATGAATCGGAAGAAGTAGCAGAAGTCGAAATGGAAATTGGCTTTGCGACTGACGAATACGGAAATATGTACTACACTGAATTTAAGGAAGATCTTGACGAAGGTGTAACTTTTGAATCTTGGGATGGCCAGGCGCGCTGGAATGCGACTAACGGATAATAAAAGAAGCGCTATTAAGCGCTTCTATCAACATATTTAAAAAACAGGAGAAAACATAAATGGAAAAAATTTTATTAAACGATGGTGAAGAACTAAAATTGATGCTGACAATGAGAAACGCTGTTGACTATGAGAAAGAAACCGGTGATCATTCGATTTCTAGACTGGTTACATCATTCGCACAGGGGCAGACACCTACATTGGAAGAAATGAATAAAGTTATCTATATTGCGCATAAAGGTGTGCCAAATCAAAAGCAGTATACATTAGATGAAATGATTGATACACTTCCGATGGATCTGTCAACAATTTTGGACATTGTTTATTCATTAATCTCACAAAAAGCACCAAAAAAAGGAAATTCCAAAAAGCGTTTGAAAGAGTAACAGCACAATCAAATAATGTGTATAGAACACCTCAAATTAAATATGAGAATATTTGGGATTTATACGTTGCATATGTACATATTTATGGAGTGCCCGAGGATATCTTTTGGAATGAGGAATGGTCATCGGTCAAATACATAGCTGATGACATCGCCGCATATAAAGCGTATGCAAATAATCCTAAAAAAAGAAAAAGCTCAAAATAATTTTTATAGAAAGGAGAGATTGATATGGCTGATACGGAGCTTAAAGTCACGTTTAAAGTGATAAATCAGGAATTCAGATCTAAAGTCAAAGAGATGAATTCTGACATGCGTGAATTAAGATCGGAATTCAGACTGAATGAAGCTCAATTCAAGAATACCGGTGACAAGCAAGCATACTTGCAGGATAAAGTTAAAAATCTTAATGAGCAGTATGTCACGCAAAAAGAAAAAGTAGATGCTGCAAAAGAAGCACTAGCTCAAACTGAACAGGCCTACGGTAAAAATAGCACAGAAGCTCAAAAGATGCGTACTCAATTAAATTCAGCTGAAACTGAGCTTGAAAAAATCAAGACTAGAGCAAATGAAGCTAAATCCGAGCTTGATCAGCTCAGCGGAGCGGATGTGTCTACGCTGTCACAAAAATTCAAGGCGGTTGGAGACAAGCTGCAGGAATTTGGTGGCAAGGTGCAAGCAGCTGGACAAGCGTTTTCTAAAAACCTGACTGTACCTATTGCGGCTTTTTCAACAGCTGCAGTAATAGCTTTCAATAAAGTTGATGAAGGACTAGATACAATCGTAACCAAAACAGGGGCATCGGGTACAGCGCTTAAGTCAATGGAAGACAGTGTTAAAAGAATTGCTACAAAAATTCCAACAGATTTTTCTACTGCTGGATCCGCTGTTGGTGAAGTCAACACAAGATTCGGATTGACAGGCACAGAGCTTGAAAAACTGTCTACAAAATTTGTTAAATTTGCGACACTTAATAAGACTGATGTATCAAATTCTGTTGACCTGACTCAAAAAGCATTGAGCACTTTTGGACAAAATTCAAAAGATGCGGGCAGTTTATTAGACAGGCTGAATAAGGTTGGACAAGATACAGGCGCAAACATGGACTCATTGCTGAGCGGACTGATTCAAAATGGTACAGCATTTCAGAAAATGGGCTTAAACATTCATCAGAGTACTACTTTGATGGGGCAGCTTGAAAAATCTGGGGCAAATGCTGATACGGTAATGAATGGCCTTAGAAAAGCACTAAAAAATTCAGCTGAGGATGGTATACCGCTCAATCAGGCACTTTCGAATCTTCAAGATACAATTCTTAACGGTAAAGGCGGTGTTGATGGTTTAACTGAATCATACAAGCTTTTTGGTAAATCAGGCGATCAGATTTATGGAGCTGTTAAGAATGGCACAATTAATTTCAAAGATCTTGCAAGCACTATGGAAAATTCGGGTGGAAGTGTTGATAAAACATATTCTGCGATGCTTGATGGAACCGACAAATTCAAGACTGCATCCAACAGCGTTCAAATCGCAATGGGGTCGGTTGGTGAAGCGATTGGAGAAGCTTTTGCGCCTGTCATGGAAAAGGCAGCACAGTTTTTTAACGCATTTGCCAGTGGATTCTCTAGTTTGCCCGGGCCTGTTAAAACAGGCATCGTGGTTTTTGGAGCTTTAGCTGCAGCTATAGGCCCTGTGTTGATTATAGTTGGAAAAGTAATTAGCGCGGTTGGTGTGATCTCAAGTGCATTAAGTACGCTCGCACCTATCATTGCGGGTATCTCTGCACCAATGCTGATAATACCTGTCGCAATCGGTGCAGTGATTGCAGCACTAGTACTTCTTTGGAATAAGTGTGAATGGTTCAGGAATGGAGTTATGACTGTAGTAAATGCAGTTGTTAGTGTTGTCTCAGGTGCAATTTCAGGAATCATTTCATTTTTCGGAAAAATCGGAAGTGGAATTGGAAGCGCATTATCTGGTATAGGTAGCACAATCTCAGGCGCTTTTTCAAGCGTGGTATCATTCTTTAGCGGATTGCCATCCAAAATATGGGGCTTTGTTAGTTCGATACCATCAAGACTTGTCAATGCATTCACTTTTAAAATGCCAAATATTTTAAGCTGGGTAACAAATGCTATCAGTGGATTGCCGGGCAAAGTTGCAGGATTTGTAACGTCAATTCCCGGAAAATTAAGAAATGCATTTACTTTCAAAATGCCAAACATTTTGAGCTGGGTGTCAAGCGCTCTTAGCGGATTGCCGGGAAAAGTAGCAAGTTTTGTAACGTCAATCCCGGGAAAATTAAGAAGTGCATTTACTTTCAAAATGCCAAATATTGTTAGTACTGTGTCAAATACGATAGGCAAATTGCCAAGCAAGGTAGCTGATTTGGTTAAATCAATTCCGGGCAAATTAAAAAGTGCATTTTCATTCAGCTTACCACACATCAAATTGCCACATTTTTCCTTGAGTGGCAAATTCTCCTTAAATCCGCCTTCGATTCCAACTATTGGTGTTAAATGGTATGCTAAAGCCATGAACGATCCATATATGCTAGATAATGCAACCATTTTCGGAAAAGCAGGTGGAAATTTTCTAGGTGGCGGAGAAACTGGCAAAGAAATAGTCTATTCACACGACAGATTGTTATCTGATATTGCAAATGCGAGTGGTGCAGCAATTCTATCAAGAATTGATCAGAAACTTGACCAGATCGCAGCAAAATCAACTGATATATACCTAGACAAGAATGCTCTTGTAGGTGGACTGATTTCAAAAATCGATAGTGAGTTAGGGTTCAGATACTCTACACGAATTAGGAGATGAGAATATATGTATAATCTTGAAACGAGCGGAATCACAATACATGTAGAATCCTTATCGGATATGCCTAGAAGCATTCATACTTTTGAAGACTTTGGATTATACATGATATCACAATCGATTGAGACACCTGAGCAAGTCAAAAAATTTATTGAAGTTCCGGGATTGCCTGAGGATACATTAGATGCAACTTTTTGGTTGTATGAATATCCGATATTCAAAAGAAGAAAAGCTACGTGGAAATTCGTATATTTTTCATCATCAAAAAAATTTGAATCGTACAAGGATATCATGACGCAAATTAATCTTTTTCTGTCAGGAAATAAATGCACAATAAGATGTGATGATGATCCATCGTATACTTACTCAGGCTATTTGAATGTAAATACTAGTGAATACAATAGTGATTTCTTAGAAATTGAATTTGAAGGCGATTTAGAGCCATATAAAGAAAAAGAATGCTATGCGATTTTCGATAAGAAAGGCACCTATGAAATCGATACAGGCATTGCACCAACAGTGATTTATTATGAAAATGCAGTTAAAGATCCTGAGGTTGCTGAATCAAGATATCACACCATCATCATTGATGATGATAGTGTAAATAAAAAAATATGGTGGAGGTACAAAGTACTATGAGATATCATGTTATATTGACTTATTCTGATTATGATGATTTCAAGATGCACGAACTGGAAATATTTGATATGGTAAAAGATGATATGGTTTTGGTTAAACCAATACTCGAAAAAGAAGCCAATACACCATCCAAATTTTCATTTGGTGTTTATCCAAATAACGTAGGATATAAATATATGAAAGATTCTCTATCTTATATTCGAGTATACGATGGCGATATCACGGATGAAAATTGCATTTTTTATGGGAAAAGACAGTCATTTACAATAGATTACGACCAATTCATGAAAATAACTTTTGCTGGTGCTTTAGAATTTTTGAAAGGATACATGACTAAACTCAATCAGAATTATTTTAGTGATGATAATCTCGCAAATTCAAGAAAAATTCTTCTATCGGCATTCAATACTGATCTTCCACAACATTTTCATGTTCGAAATGGATTTCCTATTTATGACGCAGAAATAGAAGCTATGAGAAAGCTGAATATTGAAAGATTCTATACATACGATGACGATCCATACGGAACTTTTGGATTCCTATTGAATGATGGTGATTCTTATCAGTATTTTGATCAAATTGATTGGACGGAATTTTCATCAAATTATGATGAAGAGACAGGCAAATACAGTTTTGAATACGCGTCATGTTATGACATTCTTCAAAAATTTTTGGAGTTAAGCAGATTAAATATAAAGCTTGTATATACAAGCGATCCAAAATATGCCCCATATCATGTAATTCCAATTTTCTATAATAAGGATTTTTTAGATACCCGTGATGCAGTCCAAAAAATAGAATCAAAAAAGAATCTTATTGATTTAGTAACTGATGTGAATTTTAATGATTTGTACTCCGCTATTATGTTTATTGATCCTGAAACGGAGGAACCAATCAACTGTCCAATTCACGCTAATCAGAAATATTGTTATATCCATACGGAACTTTTTTTTAAGATCGGTTTTAGACTATTAAAAGTTAAAGATGGTGATCCAATTGCGCATTTAGGAACACTTGACTTTTATGCAAGAAGACTCCTAAATGGTAAAATTAATGATATCAGTTATGATTTGAAAGCTATTGACAAAAGCTTCATGTCAAAAAATGAAAATAAAATTGATATTTATGATTCAGTTGATATTTATACATTTGATACTAATAATAATCCTTTGGTATTCTTAGCTAGACTTCCTGTAAATAAAATGACTATTGATCTTGTATCACCTGAAGAATCACAGATAATTGTTGGATCAAATTACTTTAGAAAGGATATTTCAAAAATCGTTGATTAGAAAAGAGGTGAGTATATGTTAGCAGTATATTTAGATGATCAAGTTGCTAAAAATGACGCGTGGACTACTGAAACCGCACAATATGCTATAAATTTTCCTGAAATTCAAGTTATTAAATATGGTGTTTGGCTAGATGATGATTCGATGAAAATTGCAAGATTTACGAGCAATGATATGCAAAATGATTATGATGTAGTGTTTGAAGACAATTATGTTACAGTGCCAAGCGAAGTATTAAAATCTGATGGATTTTATTTATCGTTTAAAGCTGTTAAAGATGATACGACCGTAACAACAAATATGCTTCATTTTAAAACAGCGTTTAACACCTTCAACAAACCATCATTATCACCATCTCAAGTTCAATCGCTTGAAGATCAGCTATTAGCGAAAATGAATCAGATCAATAGCATTAAAACCGGATTAAAAAAATGCCTGAATGTGTTTAAACAGGCTATCTATAAAGATGATGCAGATTTCACAGCTTTAGAAGATTTTGAAAACTATATCGACAGTCTTTAAAAAAGGGGGAAAACACAATGTTGAAACGCACGGTACTGTGTGAACACACACACACACACACACACACACACACTATCAAAAAAAGGAGGTTACAAAGCGTAGCCTTCTTAATGAAGGGTGGTGTCAGTGCTTAGTTACTGAACAATATGGAGTGAAGGAATCATGAAAGATTTTTATGCCGCACCAATTTATACACATGCTCAATTAGACTGGCAAAACATAGTCACTATTCACAATGATTTTGATGATACGGCCGAAAAAACACTGTATTACACACCTGATAGTGATGGAATATTTATTTCAGGCTGTTCGTATGTTCAGGGGTCGTATGTGTACATATTAGATCAAGATGAACCAGTTTACATGAGGTTCGTGGCGCACGCAAGTGGGAACGGTAGTCCCGGACAATCTAATGGAATGGGTTTTGCACGCAAAGGGCATAATTATAGATGCGCATTTAAGAGAGGGCAGTGGTTTTTCATTCCATATAAGTAGCAAGCATGCTTTTAATGAAAGATTTTTATGGAGAAATGATTCAACGTAGTCTTCCGTTGATTGATTATAATAACCAATCAATGATATATGCTCATGATGGTAACAGATATACTATAGGAACACCGGATAGTTCCAACCAAATAAATTGGACATGCCCTCATGATGGTTATCTTATATGTCATGTTTGGGGAAATAATTCAGGGAAACTTGAAATAAAGGACTTGACCAATGACATTTTAGTTATGACTTTAAGCCAGCCTAGTTCAAATGTTGGAGGCCCGAACAGAGCATGGATTCCTGTATATGCTGGAGTTCTATATAGAGTGTTAAACTCAGCTAGAACATCACAGGCTGTATTTTATCCACTCATATCAAACTAAGTATTGGCACCACATTTTACGCGAACAGCGTATGAAAGATTTTAATGATGAATTCATTTACGAACCAACAATTACAACCGAAGCAAACGGAATACTCATAAAGTTTTCATCAGGCTTTGCAATATTCACGAGTACTGTAACAAACGCAAGTGACAATTATCAGCAACAAGGAAATATACGTTTATCTGATAATATTCGATTGGATATTAGTAATCTGCACCTTAAATCTGTTTTAGGTGTATCAACTAGCAAAAGCAATTATAATAATAACTGTGGTGTCTACGGTACTTCATTTGACACTGATAATATTTATGTCAGCTTCTTTAGGGGTGATCAAGGAACGTTAAAAAATGCGTCAGCATCAGTAGTTGTTTTAGGGCTTTGGAGATAAAAAAACATTATGCTAAAGTTTAAATTAAAAATTTGATGAAAGGATGATAAAACATTGTTATGATAATTTATGGAGGATATTCTTATGGACTTTATAAGATTTAGTGTTCGCGGTCAAAGACTGGAGTATGACAAAAGATATTACTCGTCAACCGAGACCATCGACACGCTTTACTGCAATTTCAAGTTTGAAACTGATTGTTTAGGACATATTCTTGGCGGCTGGAATCTGCCATATTTTTGGGCTCAATTTCATGATGAAGAAGGCAACGTGTACGTAAAAACTGTCACGGCTGACAATACATGCTCTATTCCATACAATTGTCTGAGACAGCACAAGTTTAAAATGACTCTTTTTGCTACAGACACGGAAAATTACATGGAATGTACGAAGCGATATACAACAAATGAAGTTTTATTCATTTTCAACGGGCTAGCTAATCTCAATTACGACGGTGGAATCAGTCCTGATGAACCGATTCCTACGCAATGGCAGATTCTTATTGATAGGGTAGACGCTTGTGAAAGCAGCGTTGATGGGCTATCGCAAGATGTATCGTCAATTGAAAGTGCTGTTAGCAGTATTGATGAAAGAGTCACAACCAATACTAACGCTATTGATGGTCTATCACAAAATGTGACATCAATGCAAAACACTGTCAATGAATTAAGTACTGGCCTTGATGCTGAAAGTACAGCAAGATCAAATGAAGATTCAAGGCTAGAAGGACTTATTGGCGATGAGTCAACAACAAGAGCTAATGCTGACACAAGGTTGGAAGGACTCGTTGCTGATGAAACCGCCGCAAGAGAAACCGCTGACGCAAATTTACAGTCATTAATTACTGCTGAAAGTACAGCAAGATCAAGCGAAGATGCAAGGCTAGAAGGACTTATTGGTGATAGATATACAAAGACCGAAGCTGATGCATTGCTTGCAAACGAAGCTGCAGCAAGAGCTAATGAAGATACGAGAATAGAAGGGCTTATCAATGATGAATCGACCGCAAGAGAAAATGCAGACGCAAACTTGCGATTATTAATTAATGATGAAGTGAATGAGCGCATTAGCGGTGACAATGCTCTTCAGCAAAGCATTAATGCTCTTGATACTAGAGAAACAGGTCATTACAATGATTGCAAAAGTAGAATAGATGATCTTGATACTAGAACTACAACTAATGAGAATGATATCGAAGAAATAAATACTGTTATTGAAAGCATTAAAGGCACGGGCGCTGGCTTTCATTCAAGCATCTATCGCGGCAAGTATCTAGGTGATACGTATACAGACGACCAGAAACAGGCTATTGCCAGTGGCTCATTTGATGATTTATTTGTCGGCGATTATTGGACCATCAATGGTGTCAATTGGAGAATCGCTGACTTTGATTACTATTACAATATTGGAGATACAAACTTTGCTAAGCATCATGTTGTTATCGTGCCTGACAGAATTCTATACAGTGCTCAAATGAACTCAGAAAACATTACAACTGGAGCTTATACAGGCAGTGAAATGTATACTACAAATCTAGATAATGCTAGAACTGCATTTGACAATGCCTTCGGTAACCAATTTATTCCAACTCACAGAGGTTTATATGCAAATGCAGTTAATGGTGGCAACCCTTCGGGCTGGGCTTGGCGAGATATGAGAGTCGAGCTTATGTCAGAAGAGCAAGTTTACGGTCATTCGGCATGGGGAGCTGCTAGCCATAACGGTTTTGATGTAGGAACTCAAAAGACACAATTCAAATTATTTGTGCTTGATCAGACTAAAATCAACATTAGGCAGTACTACTGGCTAACAAATGTTAGGTCTTCGACCGCCTTCGCTCTTGTGCGCTCCTATGGCGATGCGAACTACGGCAACGCTTCCAATTCTTATGGGGTCCGCCCGTTCGCATGCTTAGTGGGCGCGTAGCGGACACTAAATCTTAAATCTCACCCTCGTGTAGGGTGAGTAAGATAAGGCGAACGGTTTTGGTAAGTTATTATGTCGGTATTGAAAAGCAAACGAAAACAGTCAAGACTAGAAGTATTTCATCATGCTTACAAATTAAGACGTGAAATGACTGATTTACTAATGAGGAATTTTGGATATAAGGCACCATCATTTAACAAAACCATGAGAGAAGAAAAGAAAACTAGAATCCTAAACCTTCATAAATGGTTTATTGAAGATGAAAGAGTTTATATTATTACAATCATTAGAGAAATGATGAAGAATATAACTCTTGCTAATTCTATCTATCCAACAACTCTTTCGGAGTGTGATCAGAGAAGAAGCTATCAAAATTCAGCAATAGGCTTGGCTAATGATATAAAGCAGGAACTACAGTATGTTATTGATGTATTACCTGTCAATGTTGAAAAATACATTTATTATTCTGATGAATTGGATAAGCAAATAACACTGCTTAAGGAGTGGAGAAAATCAGACAACAAAATTAGAAAAAGAATTTTAGATAAATTAAATAAATAACAATATGGGGTAGCTCATGTATTTGTTAGGTCTTCGACCAACTTCGCTAATGTGAACAACAATGGCAATGCGAACAACAACAACGCTTCCAATTCTAATGGGGTCCGCCCGATTTCGAGCTTACTTAATATCGTAAATAGTACGTGTAAGCATGCGAAAGGATGAACTATCCTTCCAATTTTGGTAAAAGACAAGCATGATGCAAGAATCTAAGGATTTGCGCTATAGACATGGAATATATTATTTTTATGACTAGAAATGAAAAATTATTATACAATGCTAACTCTTTATACGATGGTTTTAAAAAGTCAATGAAGGGGTCGGCTTGGAAAGAACAGCCTCAAAGATTTGAAATGAATTTGCTATCAGAGATCTCCAAACTGCAAAAGGAGCTGAAAGCAAAGACTTATAAAACAAGTCCTACAAGCGATTTCATAGTCAATGAGAGAGGTAAAACAAGAAAAATAACAGGGATTCAAATGCGCGATAGAGTTGTAAGACACTCATTGTGTGACGAAGTATTGCTGCCACAGTTAAAAAAGCATCTTATCTACGATAATGGTGCTTCTCTTAAAAAGAAAGGGATTAAATTTACACGCAACAGATTAGATAAGCATTTACATAAGTATTTTCGTGAACATGGGTCTAATGATGGTTATATATTGCTAATGGATTTTTCCAAATTCTATGACAATATCGATCATAAAAAAGCGCTAGTAGAAATAGCCAAGAACATTAAAGATGACTATGTAATGTGGCTGCTTTCACTTATCTTTGATGATTTTAAGGTTGACGTATCTTATATGTCAGCTGAAGAGTATAAGAACTGCATAAACAAGAAGTTTGACTCATTAGAATATTATCATAACAATTACCCTAAATGTGGTGATAAGTATATGAGAAAGTCCATTGATATTGGTGATCAGGTGTCGCAGGTAGTTGGTATATACTATCCAACGCGTATTGATACATACGTTAAGTACGTTAAAGGCTTTAAATACTATGGAAGATATATGGACGATTCTTATGTTATATGTGAGTCAAAAGAGAAACTAAAACAGCTATTAAGCGAAATAGAAAAGCTATCTCGTGAGATGGGTCTTTTTATCAATACCAAGAAGACACATATAGCAAAGCTTTCTGATACTTTTAAATTTTTGCAAATTAAATACTTTGTTACCGATACAGGCAAAGTTGTAAAAAGGATTAATCCTAAAAGAGTAACTGCAATGAGAAGAAAGCTGAAGAAGCTGCAGTTAAAGGTGCATGAAGGAGTGTTAACATATGGCTACGTATTTCATGTTTATTGGTCATGGATGAATAATTACGCACCACTTATGTCAAAAATACAAAGAAAGCACATGATTGAACTGTATAACAAGCTATTCGTATTTGATGATTTTGGTAACGAGCCAGGAGGTAAGCATGAAAATTAAATTTATTGACGGTTTTGAATTTGAAGCTGAAATTAACGGAAACAACATCATTACAGCGACGGAAGTAACTGATAATGAATTAAAAGAAGATAATTTAGTTGAAGTGTATATTGATGATGTTAAGCATGAAAATATGATGTGCTGCAATAACTTCAAAGTTAATGATAAACAGCATCTTATCATTAGACCTTTAACGGAAAGAGAGCTAAAGGATAGAGACTTTGAAGCTAAGTTAGAGTATCTTGCAATGATGGGAGATGTTGAGCTATGAGCAAATTTGAAAAAGTTTTATATTGGTATCGCACAGGCATGTGGGATATTAAGAAAATTAGAAATGCTGTTTTAAAGAAGTGGATCACCGAAGAAGAATTTAAAAAAATCACAGGTGAGGACTACTAATACAATCTTGCATTTCTTTGAATATGACGTAAAAAATAGGATAAAATAGAAAAAAATGATAAAAAAGAGAGTTTAATAGCTTTCTTTTAAGTGTAAAGAAGAAAAAAAGGAGAAAAAATGGAGATGATTGAAATTATTAAGATTGTTGGAAAATTGCATTATGTGAATTTTGGGTGGGCTTTCTTGCTGCCTGTCATTTTGATGGCTATAGATATCATTACAGGATTTGCTAAAGCATGGGCTTCAAGAGAAGTGCAAAGCTCAAAAATGCGCAATGGCCTTGTCAAAAAGGTTGGCGAAATGATGCTTATTGTTGCAGTTGGAGCAGTGTGCTATGCAGTAATGCTACCTGTTGAGATTTTGTATTGCGTAAGCTTCTACATTGCTTTCATGGAAAGCGTATCTGTATTAGAAAATCTCGATTTGGTGGGAGTACCTATTCCTAAAAGAATTGAGAATGTAATAAACAATGTGTCAAATTCCATTACAAATTATGAAGACAGTGATGAGCTGAATGAAAAGATTAAAGAAATGAATAAGATGATTGATGAATATCTAAAAAATAAAGACAAGGAGGGCTTATAATGATTTTTGGAAGTGCTCGCATTGACGAAAGAGGAAAAATCAGTGGTGGAAAGGCTGGATCGCAGACAGCCAAAGAGATTTCCACACAAAAAGCTTATGTATATAAAGGCGGATGGGATGTATGTATTAGGATTAAGAGCCAAAAAAAGCGAGAAAAATTTATTAATTTTATGAAATGGGCTTGCAGTACATCACTAGTCGGATATGATCAGTCAGAGCGCTGGACTTTGAATCATGAATTGAAAAGATTAGATTACAACTACACAAGGCTTGATAAAAAATGTGAATGTGATTGCTCTTCATTGATTTCTTGTGGGCTTATTGTTGCCGGGTTTAATAAGATCAATCCGCTTAATACGACATCTACGCTAGAAGATGATATCAGAGAAAAATATCCAAATGATTTTACATTCTTTACAAAAAAATATAAGAATGGTGATCATACAAAAATCATCAAATGGCAAAGAAATGGAGATATTTTAAACAAAGAGGGGCATCATGTTGGATCTATTTTAAGTGGTGGACGTGTAAACACCGTAAAAAAAGCGCCAAAACACTACGATGGTACTTTCCCTAAATTGCCAAAAAGAGGATATTTTAAAAAAGGCGATAAAGG